GGTCGCCATCGGAGAACGCTCAAAATGCTTGAAGCCATTTGGAGCATCCGTCTTCAGGAAGAAGGCATCCGGATCAGTAAGGAAGTGGTTGATGGTGTAACCATCAGGCAACATTCCCATGTTCCGGAGTGCGTTCACATCGTTATCAGCAGTACCAACACGAAGCGTTGACTCAAGCAGACGATCAGCAACGAACTGAAGCTGCGGCGGAACAATCAGCTTCATGCCACGAAGAGCAATGATCAGATTGCGCTCATCAACGAAAGTGGAGATGTCAATAAGAGCATTCTCCAATGATGTTTCATTGAGGTCAGCAGCCGTAGACGGTTCGTTACGGAAAGTACCACCACCAGCAAGCGGGTGGTCAGTAGCGCAAAGCTCCTTACCATCACCACCAGTAAAGTTGCTATCAAACGCATTGTTGAGCGTTGCAGCAGCTTTAACTTGCTTTGTGTGAGCCATGGAACGTGCAAGCGCACGAGTATAACGAGCGCCAAGCCGGTCATACAAGTTGTCTTCCATAGCCTCTTCTGTCAGCGCGAATGCAAGCGTGACAGTTTCGTGGGTGTAACGAGCAGTAAATGCTTCTGATGCAGAGTCAAATTGTACCCCAGCACCTTCAGCTTTTGTCTGCGCGTTGCCAAAACCGACCAACATCACTTCTTCTTCGAATGCACGATCAGAAGACTCAGTTTCGTAGATTTCAGCATGCTCGGCGTCGTAACGATCATATTCCATTCCGAACAGAACGTTGAGGCCGGGTTCTAGCTCTTTCGCTAGTTGGGCGCGAGAAATAGCCATTAGTCAGCCTCCTTATGCCAAGCCAGCCGTGCCTGCTGAAAACAGGTGATTGTTGATAACGACGATAACGTTGGTGTTAGCCGACGAAACATCGCTATTCTCCGGATCTTGGGAGATATCAATCGCCTTCAGAGGCAGGGTTGCGGTTGTGGCACCAGTCGTAACGTCAAGCTCTGCGCGGGAAATACCAGAAACGGTATCACCAGCAGTTGCATTGACGATATCGAAGTTACCGAAGAGATCTGCTACTGGGAAAGTATCATCAGCCTGAATCTCATACACGGCATGAGGCGCATCAATAATGAAAGCCTCAATGTCAGCCGCAGCAGTAGACGCGGGATAATGATTAGAAAATCTTTCCTTGCTAGTAGACGGATCAGTAAAGCGGCATCCGTTAAAAACACCCAAAATAGGGCCGGAATCACCATCAGCAAAACGCTCAATGCCACCACCAGTAACGACTTTAACCATGTCGCCTTGGAAGATAGCAGTGCCGTAGCCACTGGCAATGCGGTACTTATTCTGCATGTTTTGTAGGTCGGAGCCATTGCCTGAACGCGAAAGGCGCAGGCCGAAAGCGGCATCTTTGTTTGCCATCTTGCTCTCTCCTAAGAGTCAGCTACCTTTGGGCCACCAAAGGACACAGAGGTAGATCGTTGCGGTTTTAGCTTTGGCATCGCAGCATTGGATTCACGCATCCAATCACGATCCACAGCCTCCATTTGGTTTTGCGTAACGCTCTGATAGTGAGAATTACGTTGATCCGCAATTTCTTCTGGGATTCTTGCGAGAAGAAGACCCCCAACGCCAATTACGCCAGCGTTTTTGCCTTCATCAATCACAGGCGCATCAAAATCAGGATATTCTTCAGCACGAACCAGTTCGTATCCCTCACGACGACGCTTATGAATGTTGTTCCGGTCATCAAATTCCATGACCGACTCTCGAATCCACCTGTGTTTATACCCTACAGGAGCTTCGGGTGCCTCAAGTGCAGAGGGGGGCTTCCAATCGGCAGTACGCATTTCTGTTTCACGGGTTTGCGAATCCCGGCTTGCACGATTAGTCATTAGGCGCTCCTCTGTTTTTCGAGCCTAGCTACCTCTTGAGCATACTTCTCTAGAGGTATTTTCATTTTGGTTGCAAAAGCAACCTGACCGGGGGTTAGTTCCACAGTCTTTTTCCCGCCCTTTTTGGTAGCTGACCGTCCACTGGACGCAGGAGCAACAGCAGGGGCGTTCTGCTTATTGCCCTGTGATTTGTCGAGAAAGGCGTTCATGCGCTTGTCGATCTCTGCGTAATACTCATCGGTAGATGGATCAAAGCCCTCTGCACCAACAATTTGTTCGTGAATGCCTTGTGCTGCGCCTGTAAGCGCTCTGTCAGAGCCAAACCAAGGATTTTGCTTCATCCAAGACTGAAGCTTTGGATCAAGATCCTCTACACGTTTAACAGGCTGTCTTTGCGGAGCTTGCTCCTGCTCTACCTGCACTTGCTGTGCTTGTTGCTCAGAACGAGCTTTTTGCACACGCAATCTTTCTTTTTCAACGGCCAATTGTGCCAAGGCAGCATTTGCTTCAGCGATCTTGTCAGTATCGCCAGCGTCATATGCGTCTTTCAGAATACGTTTTGCAGCAACCTCTTGAGTCTCCACACGAGAGCCATATTCATTAATATAGCCCTTATCTAAATCATCAAGACGCCTACGAAGCTCTTCGTTCTGAACCTTCATTTGATTGGCGTAGTTGTAAGCGGCTTCACTTTCCTCAAGAGCCTGCTTACGTTTAGCCGTCAGTTGATTAATGCGCTTCTGCACATTTTCACTGTAATTTTCTAGCTCTGAATCCTGATCTTCAGAATTACGAACAATTGTTCCTGTTTCTTCTGAATCTTGAGCTTCGGCTTTAACTTCACCGCTTTGCTCTTCGAATTCTACAGAAACAGTTTGCTCTTCAGCTTGTTGATTTTCTTCATTCATTGCCATGCTCCACACTATACATACGAAATATCAGCAGGGTCAAGGATAGTGGCGATAATATTATCGTCATTTATGAGGCGAACCTCTAAACCGTCCACTTTAAACCTATTTCCAGCATATCTTCCCATAAGAACCCAAGATTTTTCTCCACACCAAGCGCCTGTTGGGAATTTTTGGGCATCTTTGTATGCGTCTGGGCCGACTTTTACGACGTAAGCTGCAACAGTTGCAAAACTCTCTCGCTCTCGCACTTTGTCGGGAATGATAATCCCTCCAGCAGTCTTAGCTTTCATGTAATAAGGAATTACAAGCAAGCGATAGCCGACAGGTTGAGGAAGCCGGTCAAGCGCAGAAGCTTCCATCTTTGATGGATCTTCATTGTTCTTGCTATCGGCCTCATCATCTTGGAAGGCTTGATTGATTGCGGGGGGGATATCTGATTTTGGAGCTTCGGGAGATTTTGTCATTCTCTCCGGTACAAATAGCTTTTTAGCCATCCTCTAGTTCCACACCTTTCATCGCGGCTCTAATAAGATCCTCACATTGAGTCAGTCCGCGTACTTGACCCACTATGAACCGGTAGTCCTGAATGGTTTCTACCGCACCATCCGCCAGCCTTTGCATCATGTTCGCTTTTTGCTGACGTATGTCCTTTAGCAGATACTCTGCAAGATTTAGAGCATCCATTATTTCTTACCAAAAAACTTTGTCGCTGACCTCACGGCAAAACTGGCGCTTACAATAACGCCCAAAGTATATTGATAGTAATCTGGCATGGCCTCCAAGGCCGCAAAGCCTTGCGCCACAATATTCCTGCCCCAATCGCCACAGAAGGCTAATATAAGCGGGATACTGAACAAAATGGTAAGCCATTCGTCTTTCCACGAATTTTGGCTACCTTTAGCCATCAACTTTTCCCAGTCGGCAGTCGATGTAGCCGCTGACACCATAACGGCGGCTTCCGCTTCCGCCTTGGCTTTGGCAACGGCAGACTTGCCCCGTTGCTCTTCGGTCTTCTTGTCCATCCATGAGCTAACCAACCCACTCACAGGACCAATCAAAGCTTGTAACATAATGCCCTCCTACCCCTTCTTACCCATGATTGCAGACGCTCCCATATAGGCACCCACAATGCCTGCGCCACTAATATAGAAAAGATTGCTAATATCTGATAGAGCATTCACTCTTTCTATGTCCACAAAAAACATGGCCGCAGTAAACGTCGCCATAGCGGCAAGACTAGCAGTTGCCATACGACGTTGAGCGCGAAGCTTACGCATCTCATGCTCTGCTTGTCGTATTTCCTTTGCGTGAGCAAGTTCAGCATCGGTGATCTCTCCATCTCCGTCGAGATCGTATTGAGCATAAGATGTGCCTTGTTCAAACTTTTTTGCAGCCATTACTACCTCTAGGTCACACGGAACTTTTTTTGTTTCCTTACGCGCCCTTGTCCACGGCAAACGCCACCACCCTTAGAAAATCCAAAATAATATTGGCCCTCTTCATCTCTTTTGTAGAAAGGTTTTCCCTTCATAGACTTAGGGCGATCATACAGTTCTTTCAGAATACTAAGTTGCAGATCAGAAAGCCCCGTAGCCATCTGATAGATAGGGTTGTCTCTACCGGGGCGGCGATAGCTTTCATCATCTCTATCAGCCATTATCTGACTCCTAAGAAGCGTTGCGGCCTAGCAATACGCGAAAAGCGGGAAACAATACCGCCTTCAGCCTTTTTTAGCGGCTTTTTTCTTTGTTGCGACTTTTTTGGGCGCGGCTTTTTTCGCTGCTTTTTTCCCGCTTCGGATAGAGCTATCGCTATTGCTTGTCTCTGCGGATACCCCTCCGATCTCAGCTTGCTGATGTTGCTGCTGATCGTCTTTTGGCTTTTGCCTTTCTTCAAGGGCATGTCGTCGCTCCACTTTTTTAGCCTTCATTTGCTCGGCAACTTGGCGTGACTGTGAACTGGCTGACATTACTGCCTCCTATTCATTAAGTTTGCGGCGGCAATATCACGTTGCGCTTGCACACGCTCTTCAGCCACCCTAATACGCTCTCCATTTGCTTCTTCCTGCAAATCAAGGCGCTGTTGTGCAAGAAGAACGTCATTACGCTCTTTCTCTTGCTCCATTCCTTGCTTTTCTTCGAACTGGCGAGATTTCTCCTGAATCTCAGCACCTCGTAAGGCAAGCTCCTGCTGTCTGATTGCTACCAGAGGATCAGTGTTATCAGCAGGAGCTACTGCTTGTGCATATTGCTCAGTCAACTCGCCAATTTTGACCGCTGCAATATCATCAATCTGTGTCTGAATTTGCTGCATCATCGCAGGATCCTGCTGCATCATCATTTGTGCTTCAGGAGGTATGCTTGCCATGACTTCTTGCTGTGCCTGAATCTCAGCCATCATTCCAATGTGTTCAGAAATATGACCTTGAATAGTCATGACAATATTTGCGTTAGTTTGAGCAATCGGCGTGGAAAGCATGGCCAGATGAGCCTCAATATGAGCGGCATGGTTCTGTTGCGGGAAGGCTTGTAGCCTCTGATTACGCAATGCTTCCTGATTTTCACGCGCAGGGTTCATTGGTTGCGGTTCTGGGGGTCTTGGCAGGATCGAATCAATGTTTGTTACGCCTAGAGCCTCATACATCTTGCGATATGCCTGATATAGACCCTGTGGACCGCCATGAATTTCAGGATTTGACTGAACAAGCTGCAATTCAGTCTGTGCCAAAGCAATTCTTTGCGACATAGAGAAGATATTCGGGTCAGAAACCGGCAAAACATCAATTCTGGCGTCAAAATCGCTTTGCATAATCTCTGGAGGAGCGCCCGGAACCGCATATGGGTACACAGGAGCGTTAAATTTGGCGAAAACGTTGGCCAAAAGCTTAAATTCTATCTTTTGAGAGTAATGAAGACGCTTATGAATGGCGCTCATTACCTTTGTGCCACGCTCCATAATGGCCATGGTTGTACCAACTGGCGCTTCACCACTCATTTCGCTGATTTTCATGTCAGCCATGGACGCAAAACGGCGACCAGAGTCAACAAGGGTGCCAAGAAGGTTGTAAAGCGTACCTGATGGCTCCTTGAAAGGCAGCGTCATGATGGATTGACGAATATCCATGCCAGCAGAGTCAATATCACGGAACTCACCGGGCTGAAGTGGCTCGTCTTCGTCCCTAATACGCGCACCACGCGCTTTAAAACCAGCCGGTAGGTTAGATAACGTACCAGCGTCGATAAGCTGCCGTAGGATGCTTGTAGAGGCTTGAGACAGTCCTCCAATCATGTGGGTCAAGCCAAAGCCATAGAAGCCAAGTCCGGGCAGGAATTTGTAGTGAACAAAGTATTGCTGACGGCGCATCAAAGCATCGTTTTGATCGTAGTTCCTGCGAATGGCAAGAATGTCGCCAGTGGACTCAAGAATAGTCACAATGTAAGGCAGTTTTAGGCCACTTGCCTCACCAAATGCGTCCATATCTTCAAAGCCATCAAGATCAAGAGATGTATGAACCTCATACAACGTCATTTCTTGAGAGGGACCAGACACCTGTACGCCTTGCGCTTCGTCAATGGATTCTTGAACTTCCGAATAATTGTTCTGGTTTCCACCATCTGGCAAATCAACATCACGATAAAATCCAGCAATCTGCATCTTGCGAATTTCATTGCTGTCCATGCGAATGACATGAGTGATGCGAGGTGACGTAAGAAGATCAGTTGCACCATAAGGAACAATGAGGTCTTCAGCGTGAACAAACTTACTCACACCGCGCTGAAGCAGGGGATCAAAGTAAACTTTCTTGAAGGTAGAACCCACAATCGGCAGATAGAACAGCATCTGATCCGTTTCGGGGTCATACTCCTCCATCTCGTAAGTGAGCATGTAATTCATGTAGTCTTTTACGCGCTCAGATTGAGCGGCGATTTCAGGCGTTTCAGCACCAATTATCTGTGTGCGTACAGGGCCGCCAGACGGCAGCATTTCACGGTAAGCTTGTGCCTGAAACTGGGTCACAGACTCAGAAAGCAGAGGATGAACTACACCAGTAGCGCCAGCGAAAGGCTCACTACGTTCATCATACTCCATGCCCAAAAGATCAATGCCACGCTTGTAAGTATCTTCCCAGTCTTTGCGTGAAGACAAATCTTCTTCGATGTCTCCAACTAAATCGCTAGAGACGCGCATAAGTTCAGAATTATCTATGTAATCTGCCAAGTTGGCGTCAAACGGAACTTGCGCTACTTCTATTTGCTCTTCTATCTCGCCAACAAGAACAGACCCATCATTCATTTGTTGAATGCCGGGGTTCTCAGGAAGCATCGGAGGAACGTCAACTTGTTCCGGAACGGCCCCATTAACAAGCAACTGATCTCCCCCAGCGCCAATCCCTCTTTCAATAGCCATTATCTACTCCTGTTCGTGAGGCTGACATCGGCGCTACGCGGTGTGGGTCACATAGCCGTGCCATCGAAGGGCAAGAGACACAAAGCCAGATGCCAGCCTCTTTGCCCTTATACAACATATAGTTACCTCACACCACGGAAGGTTGCACCACGATTGCCACCATCAACGTTGCCTGCGCCACGACAAACACCGCCGCCATCTTTCATCTTCGCTGGGCCACCTTTTTTCATTCTAGATGGCTTGCGCGGATTTATTTCGCTCATCATCTTTGTAATACTAGCTATGTCTTTGTTAGAGATAGTATTGCCAGTTTGCTGATTCAAAAATCTTTGAAGACGACTTGTCATATCAGCAGGGACATTTCTAGAACCCACGAGTGCCTGTATACGAGCCACATCTGCGTCGGATAGCATTTTTCCACTTTGTAGGCCCAACTCTCCTTGAAGCTTTGTCATAGGCGT